TTTATGTTATAAAATTTATCGTTTTTTCATAACGGATTTAACCGCATTTTAACTACTGTTTTATAGCATTTTAAATTATAACTTTCAAAAAATAATCGGTATTTTTAGGCATGATTAGGTATAGTGGCGGGGAATAAGACGGGGATTTTTTACTTGATTGCTCGCAAGAATGAATCAGTAACTTCACTTGCGACTTCGTCTTGAATGTGTGTGTATTTTTGAGTCATATAAGATGTTGAATGGCCTAACGCAGCTGCCATATGTTCAACTGGTACACCAGCGATTTGACCTTGTGTAGCGAAGAAGTGGCGCATCATGTGAGGTGAAACGTGAATACCGATTGCTTTACTGACCTTTTGAAAAACGACGCTAATGCGCGTGTACACGACTGGTTTTCCAAATAGCCTTTTGCACTTTGAACCATCATCGATGAAAAGAAAGCTTTCCTTGTTTAGTATAATGCCAGCCTTTTTAGCGATGTGCTTGGTTTCCTTGATGGCTAAATCTAACAAAGCCGTGGTTTCTTTATCAACAAACACATATCGTTCAGATTGTTTAGTTTTCATTTTTCCGCCACTTGGACGTCCTTTTGTACGGCTTTCGTTCAAAAAGATACGATAGCGACCATCTACTAGCTTCAATGAGCTAAATTTGATCCCCAAAACTTCGCTGACACGTAGTCCAAAATAAGTAAGTCTAACCATCGTGTAATCATAAGTACTTAGCACCTTTTTTGCACATCTATCCCAATTTTGAAATTTTTCGACAGATAATCGTTTATCTCTCTGATTAATACTGCTGTCACCTACATAAATTTTTAGAATAGGGTTTTTATCGATGTAACCATTGACCTCCGCATCTGTAAGCATTGCTTCAAGAATGGCACTTGTTTGAACGACAGTTGTTCGTGAGTATTTTTTAAGCATTTTTGCTATAAAAACTTCATACTCTTGTCTATTAATGTCAACTAATCTAGTTTGACCATATCTTTTCTCAAAGTGTACTTTAAAGAGGTTGTTTTTGTTTCTAATCGTATCTGGCGCCCATCGACCCGTTTTAATACGGTTCTCGCTGTATATTTCCCAATAATCGTTGACCGTCATGTTTTTCTTCGGGTCATACTCGTTATTTGCTATTTTGTTTTCGATTTCTGCAAGCGCGTGTCTAGCCTCGGCAAGTGTCTTTAAGTTGCTAGCAGTAGCTTCTTTCTTTTTGCCGTTTAATTTAAAGTTTCGGCGAACGTAGTAGCGTTTGCCTTTTTTAGTTTCATATGTATAGATATTTAAATATTTTGTTTTGTTGTATTTCATTATTTTCTCCTTTGTTAAAAAATAGCTTCTGGACAAGGCTCTTTAACTTAGAGAAATTCTTGACATCATCTCCTTTTGTGATAAAATAAAAACACAAGAGACGACTGTAACATCTCATTTGTTTTGATAGTATTCACTTGTTGTCTTGTTGTATTGATAATCCCTGCACTCAAATTTTGGCGAAGGAGAGTGTGAGGGATTTTTTTATTGCCAGAATTGCCCGCCGTATTGGACCTTCAATTCTTTCTTATCGTATTTTTTGGCTTTCTCGCCGCCGTAAAAATTAACAAAAGTTTTTGTTTCACCAGCTGGGATAAGTACAGTCCCGTCATCGTAAGTTTCGCCAGTGAAGAACGTTGAATCAAATTGTAAATAATCGTCACCAGATTTCAAGAAGAATTCTTTCGGATTAACCGTAGCAGGCTCATCGCTTACATTTTTTAAATCGATACCTACTAAAAAGACATCGTTTTTGGCTTTATTGATTCCAGTCGCTAAAAGATCGCTATTATTCTTTTTGGCGTACAGAGCAGCAATATTGACACTTGCATCAGCACTGGAATAGTTAACATACTTTTTGAAGTCGTTGCCAGCTTTGTCAGGAGCAGTGGTAAAATCGATTAACGAATCGTAAAAATCTGTCCCCGAATTCATTTGTCTAACATAAGCATATGATTTACTGTTCAATCTTCTATCGGATTTAATCGTTTCTTTCAGCTTGTCGTTCTTTTTTGTGAGCGATACTGATGTCGCTATTAAAAACAAAATAACGACAATAGACACCAACTGCGTCCAAAAAAGAGGTTGTTTAAAAATAGTTTTCTTTTTCATTGTATAGTCTCCATTCTCCAGCAAAAACGTGGTTCAGTTTTTGCACGTATTAGTAATTATTTTTCAGAGTATTTACCAACGACTTTCCCGATGACACGGAAGTCGCTGTCAGCGTCAATTGCAATATCCGGATACTTTGATGTGTTAAAACTATGCAAAAATGCATGATCATCTTTTATAGTAATTTCTTTTATATAAGCATCGCCATATAATTCAAATACACCAACATCACCGCTGGATAAGTCAACAGAAAGTTTTACAAATACATAGTCACCAGAATGATACTCTGGTTCCATTGAATCACCGTAGACAGGTACAACAAAATCTGCGTCATACTCAACAGGTAATGTAATTGTTTCTTTTTGGACTTCGCTTAAAAATTGACCAGTACCAGCAGATACTGCGTTGTCATAGTAATCATACTCTTGTTCTATGCGTGAAACAAATTCCACAACAGTGTCAGAAACTTCATTGTTATTTTGCTCACTGAGTAGGTTATTCCCAAAGCCAATCCATTTTTTGTGATTATCTGGATGCAATTCCTTGTCAAGTTTTAAAACTTCATCAGAAACAGTCGAAGCGATTTCTGTCTGCTCTTCTTTGAAATATGAAATATCTACATTAAAGAAATCAGCTAATCTGCGAAGATATTCATCTTTAGGTGTAGACTTAGCATTCATATATCTACTTAATGTGTTTTGAGGGACATTTGAACCCTTAGCTACCGCAAGTTGAGTTAGTCCTTTTTTATTTATTAATTCCTTAATTTTAGAAGCTATATATTGTCGTGCTCGTATTTCTTCGGCACTAGCTTCTCTGCGTCCTCTAGTAATTGTCATAATTTATATCCTTTTATTTGTATTATATCATAAAAAATAAAATAAACTAAAAAAATAGAAAAAGTTTTAAAAAAACTATTGACTTTATCCAATTAAATGGATATAATGAATATGTAAGGTTGAGAGAGACCTTAACAAAAACAGGAGGTGAGGATATGAACGAACTAGAAAAAACAGCCCTCAATGAAATACTGAGGACTGTGACCTATATTGCAGAGAAAATCGATGAAGTTGATTCTAAGATTTCTTTGGACGATTCACAAGTTCTTGAGCATCAAGAAAATTAAGTTGCATTTCAATGTAGTGTAGGAATCCATGAAGATATCTTTTTAAATCTTGTAAGTCTTTATCGCTATGTTTTCTAACATAATGCGTTTCATCGTTTCCGATGAATGTTGAAGCAGTTGCGAAAGTTTGAAGAGTATCATCTTTTATGTATTTATCAATAACCTGTTTAAGTAGCATTTTTTCAACTTTTGATTTGTCTTTAGGATTTGTTGCAATGACAAAATCTTTTACAAAAAATTCTAACGCTTTTCGAAAGCCGATTCCTGCAATGTGGTCAAGTTTTTCTTGTTCTGCTTTTAGAGATTGCAAGTAGATTTCTTTGCCGATAGGCGATATAGCTGCAAGATTATCACTGATAGGAATATCGCTAGGAAGCTCAGGCTTAACATCTTGTAACGTTATACTTTCAATGGATTCACGCCCTAAATCGCTCATGGTTTCCACGTTGAATTCGTCAATAAAATAATGCTTACATTGCGAACAAAAACGCATTAAAGCAAGGTGATAGTGATTGTTGTCAGTTTTCTTAGTTGTGTTATGTATCACAATCGGACTGGTAATGTTGTTGCAAATTTTACAAGTATCTTTAACTTCAACTGATTGCTTAAAATGCTCGGTTGGTTGTACTTCTACATACATAATATTTCTCCAATCGTTTTTATTTCCATTATACCATTTTAGAAAGGGGTGAGAATATGCAAAAAATGACAGTAGAGTTAGCAGCACCTTTGACTTTGAGGGCTTGGCTTGCCATCAGAGAAATGAAAGATAAGGACTTTGCTAAAAAAGTAGGTGTTTCTCCTCAAGCTGTTTCCGGCTGGAAAAGTGGACGTCATAAGCCAAGTGGTGAATACGTCCCTAGAATTGAATCGGCCCTAAATGTTAGATTTTCAGAAATTAAGTTTGAGTCTAACATTTAATTTTTAAAATAAATATCCAATTAAAAGGATACAATCTCGGTTAGTAGCTACGGCTCTAACAAGGTGATAACCTCCTTTAAAAATAGATAAATAAAACTGCAGTTATGATTCCTCTAAACGATAAATATTTTTGACAAGACAACAACGATTACTAACCCTTGTTAGGGCTATAACTGCTAATCGAGAGTGCAGAAATTAGAAAGGAGCAAACATGAATGATTTAATCAATGTAACTTTAAATGAAAACCAAGAGCCAGTAGTTAGTGCAAGACAACTACATAAGAGCTTAGAGGTAAAAACTCGCTTCAGTCAATGGGTAGAACAAAATTTTAAAATTCTGGAAGAAGGTTATGATTTTACAAGTGTAGTTGGAACTACGGTTGTAAATAATGGCGCAAATAGAAAATTGCAAGATTATGTACTATCTTTAGATGCTGCTAAAAATTTAGCAATGGTATCTAAAACCGACAAAGGAAAAGAGGTTCGCCAATACTTCATTCAAGTTGAAAAGGACTTCAACAGTCCTGAAAAAATCATGGCTCGAGCTCTTAAAATTGCTGACCGGAAAATTATCAGTCTTGAACATAAAAACGAGGTCTTACAGTTAGAGCTTGAAGAAGCTAGAAAACAGACTGATTATCTTGATTTGATTTTGCAAACAAAAGATATGCTGACAACAACGCAGATAGCACAAGATTATGGTTTGAGTGCTAATAAATTCAACCAAATTTTGAAACAAGTCGGTATTCAACGTAAAGTTAACGGTCAATGGATTCTTTACACGAAATATCAAGGTAAAGGCTATATTGCTAGTCGAACATTTGATTATGTTGGCAAAGACAATAAAGTTCACAGTAAAATTACAACTGTTTGGACACAGCTTGGACGACGATTTATTTATGAAAAGTTAAAAGATAATGACATTTACCCATTGATTGAACAAGTGGAATTGTTCTAACCACACTTCTCAGCTAGGTTGCTACAGTTCTAGCAGACGCCTCCGAATTATAGATAATTGACATGATGAAACGAACTCCATTAGATTGTCTGCTAGGGCTATACCAGCCTAGCTGGAAGACAAAAAATACAGAAAGGATAATACATGAACGAAATTTTAGAACGCATAGCAAAAAGCCTTGAGTCTATTGATGCAGAACTCAAGGCAAGAAATGCAGATCGAAAGAAACTACTTGAAGAAGCTGAACGAATTGAAAAAAAGGTTATAGAAATTCAAGCAGACCCTTTTGGTCTCGAAAACTTAAAAGCTGCAGCATTAGCTGATAAATCTAAGAAAAAGGAATAGCTGCTTTGACTTTGGCTGCAAAATCAAGAACACTTTCGATTCTTTCTTTGAGAGTTGGTTCTTTAAATTTGAGTTCAAGCGCAGCGATGGCTTCGGTTGTTAAATTGATAAAAAAGAGTGTGTTATTGCCAGGTGTAGCACTAATGCATTTGTGGCGTTGAAGCTCAAAACATGTATCAAGAATATCTTCTTTAGACCATTCAGGCATGATATTTTCTTTGATGAAATCAATATTTTGAAAGTTTCTAGCTTCTCTTTTAGAAATGTTATCTTTTCTTCTATCAAGATACTGTGCATACATTGAACTCAAAAGATATTTTGCATCATTAGTTAACTCATTCATATAATCACCTCCTTTCGAGATGATTATACCAAAAAAAGCCACTGAAAAATCAGTGACTTTCACAAAAACTTACTTACATTATACCAGAAAGGAAACAACATGGATAGTGTAATGCAACAATTCTCTGATTGGCTCAAGGGCATAATCAAGGAAACATTAAACAAGCTTTTGGAAATCGAACGGGACGACGGTTTTCCAGAATTGATGGACGTAACAACGACGTGTGACTTTTTGGGAATTAAATACGACACGTTTCAACTTTACCGCTATTCAGACGGTTTCCCAAAAGAATTGCCAGCCAAACGCTGGTCAAAACGAGCTATTAAGAAATGGCTTGAAAATCAAATTTAAAAGCTTCTGGACAAGGCTTAGAAAGAGGAAAACATGGACTTATTTATTATCTGCTTTAGTTTAGCAGCACTGCTATACGTGCTAACATTGCCATTTGTCGGCAAGCGAGCGAGAAAGAAAGAAGAACCAGTCAAACCTAATTATTCAGGTTGGGAAGCGAGTGCAATTGCATATAACCGTGCTCACAGTTTGCCAGACGATACGATTTAAGAGGTACTAAATGGAAAATGAATATTTTGACATAGACGAAATCATGGTGATTGATTTTGATAAAAACGGCTGGCACGGATGCTGGGGCGCAAAAGAAGAAGAGGGTGATTAAGTGGCACAAAGAAGAATGTTCAGTAAAGACATTACGTCTAGCGACCTATTCGTTGATATGCCAGCAAGCAGCCAACTTCTTTATTTTCAACTTGGCATGGAAGCGGATGATGAAGGTTTTATCGGTAACGCGAAAATGCTTAGTCGAGCATACGGAGCTAATAACGATGATTTAAAGCTGTTACAGGCCAAAGGGTTTATTATCATTTTTGAAAGTGGTGTGACCGTTGTTCGTGATTGGAAAATCAATAATCAAATTCGTAAAGACCGCTTTAAACCAACCATTTACCAAAACGAAAAAAGCTTGCTATCAGTATCACCGACCGGCTCTTACCAACTTGGCAACCAAATGGCAACCAGTTGGCAACCAGATGACAACCAACTTGGCAACCAAATGGCAACCCAGTATAGGATAGGTAAGGATAGTAAAGGTAAGGTTAGGTTAGGTAAGGAGAGTGCAGTAGAGAAAGCCAGCGACCAACCAGCAACCAACATCAAAAATATTTCAGATTACTTTCAACAAGAAATCGGGATTTTAACCCCAAATCAGCTTGAGCAATTATTAGATTATCTAGAAATTGATGGTTTTGAAGTTGATGTCATTAAAAGAGCTATTGATAAAGCTGCTAATTCTGCCAAGCGCTCTTTTGGATATGTAAATGGTATTTTGAGAGGGTGGAAACAAAACGGTATCAAAACTCTCACACAAGTTGACGAAGAACAGCGTAAGTTTCAGGAATCGAAGGGATTTCCTAAAGGTAGTACAGAAGACTTGCATAATATTGTTGATCCAGCCTTTGGATTTTAGAGGTAATATATGGAATTAATGTCTATTGAATACATGATAGCAAATAAGATTTTGCTAGATACTGGAGATGTCTGTACGATTCACAATAAGCCATATTATAGACGTATGACACGAGATGGCGAATACAATAGCGTTGCTATGTGTCTTGATTGCCAGAAAGACGAATTAGAACGATTGAAACAGTCTAGTGCTGAGCAGCAGACAGTTAACGGAATGTTGGCAAAAACATGGAATATGTTTGAGTCCGTGAGCATCATCCCAAATGATTTAAAAAATGCGACAATGAAAAATTTTGAAGAGCATAACTTTGAAGACCAAAAAGCGCATGCATTCGCTCAAAGAGCAGTGCGATATTACAGTAAAGGTGGAGAAGGCAATACTTTTTTACAAGGTCGCCCAGGTGTTGGAAAGAGTCATCTGTCAATAGCTATTGCTGAACAGCTAAATGACACATTTAAAATTTACAACGAACCAAAAAGCGTTATCTTTATGCCAGTCGCAAGGCTTATCCAACGCGTCCAAGCTAGTTTTAATGGTGGCGGACGATTTACAGAAGAATTCGCTACAAAACTGTTAACAAGCTGTGATTATCTTATTTTAGATGATTTAGGCAAAGAAACATGTACAGGTAATTACATTAAACCAGTCAATGAATGGACGTACAGATTCTTGTTTAATATTTTAGACAGCCGCACAAAAACAATTATTAATACGAATTTCTCACGAGCTGAACTTTTGAAAATTTACGATGCTGCATTCGTTGACCGTCTAACAAAAGGTATGCGAGGAGACAAAGACCGTATTTTTAAATTTTCGGAAGGAGCTGAAAGCAAACGATGAATGAATTGGAAATCAACATCTTGAATTACATTAAGAACCACGGCAGTTTTGAGCGACCCGTGCCACTGAAATGGCTGAAATCAGAATTTAACATTAGCGAGCGAGGCGTTAAAGAGGTTGTAGAGCGCTTGAGATGCGAATTCAAACAACCAATCATTGCAAGCCGTAGAACGAGGCGAGGTGGCTATTATTTGCCGAAAAATGACATTGAACGCAACGCAGGTCTATTACCATACAAAGAACAAATTTTAACATCGCAGAAAACAGTGACAGCTATTACATCGGTTGACCTTTCGGAATACTGGAAAGGTTGGCAAGTATGAACGAACTACTTATCAAACAATTCGAGCAGAATTATTACAACTACTCAAAAGAAATCAGAAACATGCTTTTAAAGCTCGATACAGAGTCTCTAATAGCGAAGTTGGCAAGAGACAGTAAAATGTATCAGCTCAAGAAAATAGTTTATTAGAGAGGAAAATATGGACGTACAGAGCTTATTGAATAGAATTAGTTTTCTCGAAGACGAAGTGCATCGCTGCTACGCAGAGATTGAAGAGAAAGAAGTCAAAATTGAAGCATACGAGGACGCGCTGAATGAATTTGAAAGCTGTTTGAAGAAATTAAAGGTGCAAGCATGATTGAGATTAGATTGGACAATGAACTTGTCGGCTACTATGACGAATTAAGAGAAGCATTGCTGCAAACAATCGACATTTTAACGGTTGATGAAACGGCAACACTAGCCAAAATTTACAAAAAATATAGAAATTGGTCAGATGAAGACCTTATCGAAGAAATTCAAGATTTAACAGACAAGCGTTTAGCGATTATCTTTAACTTTCCGCTCGATTATCGAGTAGATGTTAAACAGCACATTTTAGATTGAGGTCAGCATGATAACTTTGAATGAAGATTTTGAGCAAGCATACTACAGCAGGACGAGCGACTATCTCAATCTTGCTACTGAATACGGTGAGATTATCAATCAATATCAAGACAAGATAGTGAGCTTGCAGCAAGAAAATAAGTGTTTAAAACGCGAAATCTGGAATTTAAAGAAAACGAAAGGAAAAAGAAAATAATGGCAAATCAATTGCAAATGTCACACAAAGACTTTTTTAACAGACCAGCAGTAAAAAATAAATTTAGCGAGGTAGTGAGTGGTAAAAGTGACCAGTTCATCACGAGTCTGCTATCTGTCGTAAATAACAACAAATTGTTAAGTAAGGCAGATAACAACTCAATTTTAAATGCAGCAATGAAAGCAGCGACTTTGAATTTACCAATCGAACCGAGTCTGGGAAGTGCATACATCGTTCCTTTTAAAGGGCAAGCACAGTTTCAACTAGGTTATAAAGGATTAATCGAGTTGGCTCAACGAAGCGGACAATATAAGAGCATCAACGCAGGTGTTGTTTACAAAGCTCAATTCAAATCGTATGATCCGTTATTTGAGACGCTGGATCTTGATTTTAATCAACCGCAAGACGAAGTTATTGGATACTTTGCATGCTTTGAATTACTTAACGGTTTCCGAAAGATTACATACTGGACAAGAGAGGAAGTTTATAATCACGGCAAACGATTTTCAAAAAGTTTTAATAATGGGCCATGGAAAACAGATTTTGACGCAATGGCTAAGAAGACCTTGCTAAAAAGTATTATTGGAACGTATGGGCCAAAATCAGTTGACATGCAAGAAGCAATCACAGATGATAACAAAACCGAATACGAGAAAGCGGAACCAATCGACGTAACACCACAAGAAGAAAACTTGACAGATTTAATCGGTGAAACACCGCAAGAAGAATTGCCGATTGCTAACCCAGAAACTGGCGAAATTCAAGAGGAGCAAACAGCGTTGTTCAACCAGCTCGGAGATTTGACAGATGACTAAAGATTTACTTGGCAAAGATTATTACAGTCTTGACTCAGCAAAAGCTTATTGGTCTGTCTCGCAAGTTAAACGATTTAAGGAATGCGAAGCTAGAGCACTAGCAGAGCTTAATGACGATTGGAAAGATAATCGAGATAAGACAGCTTTACTAGTAGGAAATTACGTTCACAGCGCATTTGAAAGTAAAGAATCTCACGAAGCGTTCATTGAGAAAAATAAAGAATCAATCTTTAAAAAGAATGGCAGCTTATATGCACCATTCGAAACAGCAGAGAATATGATTAGTGCACTTGCAACAGATAAAAACTTCATGGCGCTTTATCAAGGCAAGAAAGAAGCTGCTATAACAGGTGAGATTGCAGGCGTTGAATTCAAAGGTAAGATTGACTGTTTGAACGTTGAACACGGCTACTTTGTCGACATTAAAACCACAAAAGGCCCAATTGATGATGAGGCCTGGGTAAAAGATAAAGATGGCAATAATTACAAAGTCCGCTGGTTTGAAGCGTATGGCTATATTTTGCAAATGGCGGTCTACAAGACAATGCTTGAAGCGAAGTACGGCAAGCCGTTTGAACCAATCATATACGCAGTTACGAAAGAAAGTCCAAGCGACACACGAGCTATTCGAATTCAAAATATTGACGCTATTCAAGATGAATTGAACGAGCTAGCTAAGATTATTAAGCACTTGGACGATGTTAAGCGCGGCAGAGCGCAAGCAAAACCGTGCGGGCATTGCGAGTACTGCAGAGAGAAAAAACTCACAAAACGAGTTGAAATTTATTAAGAAGTCCCGTGAACGACTAAAAAAGCGAACTAGAAAGTACGTGTCGGTTAACAGGACGACATGTAAAGAATTTCAGCGGGCGCAAGCCTTATACTCACACTTTTAAATGTGCCCGCTTTTGTTTTTTGAAGAAAAGAGAATAGATGTTTTTAATACCATTTGAACCAAAGCCACAATCAAGGCCACGAGCCACAGTCAGAGGACGACATGCTGCGGTGTATGAGGACCCTAAAATGATGAGGTGGCGAAAGCAGGTTACTGATTACATTAAAGAAAATTATGGCGGTCGCTACTTTGACGGTGCTATCTGTGTAAAAGTAACGTTTTACATGAGGGCGCCCCAGAACGTCTCTAAGAAGCCGTCAGAGCGTGCGAAAGATAAAGCTAAACAATTATATTCAAAATACATTTCACGGCTGTTGTGGCACGTTAAAAAGCCAGATTTGGACAACCTGATCAAATCATTGTTTGACAGTATTTCAAAAATCCGAAATTGTCTGGTCTGATGACAATATTGTGTGTGATTTAAGAGCAAGAAAGCTATATAGTCCAAATCCACGAATTGAAATTGAAATCGAGGAAATTGAATGAAAGAGTATGCGCTATACGATGATGATGAATTCATCACAATCGGAACGACTAAAGAAATCGCTGATGAATTAGGAGTCAAAGAGAAGACGATCAAACGCTTACGCTATCCGTCAATACAGAAACGAACAAAGAGAGTTTTAGTTGAGGTGTAAATATGGGGAAAACAGTAAATAGACGTCGTGTGATGTACGCAGTGACATTCTCAGAACACGAGGTTGAAACACCTTTAGAGGTTTTAGAGGCATTCATTGACTGGACGCATAAGAAACATTTAAAGAGCTATATTGAAATTGGTAAGATGCTGCACATTTCAGCAAATGACGCTAACAGATTATTATCTAGAGCAGTTCTACCTGATAAGGCAGTCTGTCATCGTATGAAGGAGCTTATGTATGAGGGTGAAAATCACATCTAAAAGCAACCCAGATAAACTATCAATTATTGGAATGGATAAGAAAACGTATGATTTCTTGATGGAAAGTCGGAAAATTCCGGACGCTTTTAAAAAATTTTATGAAACTAGGATAATTTTGGAAACTGATGACATTTTAGAAATTGAGGTATTGGAAGATGACAACTGAAACAAGGATTTGTGAACCAATTGATCAAAGCAAATTTAAAGAAATATCAGACCTTGCTGATAAATATTGGCGTATACAGTACATCATCCAGCAATGCCATGTTTGCCCAGCTTTTGTAAAATTAGAAATTTTGGGCGATAGAATTTTGTTAAACGACAAAATTGTAAACGTGGTGGTGGCAATGTTAGAGAAAGAATTAGGGGAAACAGAAAAACGTCTAAATGCTCTTGGTTACACCATGCAAGATGAGCCAAAAGAATTTAAGTATCATGTGAATGCTTTGAAAGGTAGAGATGATGAATAAACAAGAATTAATTGACAAACTGAAAAAACAACTAACAGCACCATCAGAAATTGATGACACTTACTTTAATAAATTCTATGATCTTGCCATTAATTACGCTATTTATTTTGCCGAACAATTAGACGAGCCAGAAAAACCTGTAGTGCCTCAATTTGTGGCTGATTGGTATGAGTCAATTAAAGATGACTTCGAATATAACTTATACAAGCTTTGTACAGACTTCCGTGAACAAAAGCTGCGTGCAGACTTGAACGGATGGTTTAGCAATGACAATAACAAACCTATAGAAACATTAGTGTTGATGCATAAATTCGGATATGAGGTTGAGAAAGAAAAATTGTATACAGTAGAAATTCCAAATCCAAATAGAGCAGATGTAAGCTTAGTGCTTGGGTTATACAATGATGGTAAGGTTGCTATATTTGCTGCTTTTACAGACAGTTGGAAATATGAAAAGCAATATAAACTAACAGAAGCAGAAATCAAGGAAGATTTTGAATGGGCTTGGCAGTTTGCGAAAGAGGTAGAAGAATGAAAATTGAAGAAGTCAGAAAAACATTGATTGAAGTCATCAAGCATTTAGAAGATTACAGCGATAGAAAATTGGTGGAAATCAAAGGCATTGCCGATAAGATGAAAGAGATGGCGATGTATGAAGAATTTTGTAGAGAAAAAGAGATAACGGATGAGATGTATCAAATATCAGAAGAGGATTTTCAATTTTTAAAAGACGGCTGTCATCACATTATGAGCATAGCAATGAATTATGCTAACCCGTTTGTTTCTGACATGGAAGATTGGGGTTCGGTGCATAGTGATGCTGATTTGATGCTGAGGGTTTTGGAAAGGGCGGAAGAATGAACGTTAAAGAAGTTTTTTGTGACGAGTGTTTCAAATGGTGGGGAATAGAACAGCTAGGGAAAGGGCTTGATGGTGAGCTGTACTGCGACGAATGCAAAAGTATCTTAGCTCGCACAGATAAGTACAATCCAGAAAAGCCGAGAAAATACACAGTCAGAGTCAAAGGTATTGACGGACGTTTCAACTGGTTAATGTATGATACCCAGTTAAAAAAATACGTTTTTGGCGCTTTCGGAAGGCAAGATTGCCAAAACATTTTCACTGAAAAACAGTTATCAAGAGATGGTTTAGGGTATGTGCTGTATAATGACGCTTTTGAAGTTAGAGAGGTGGAAGATGAATAATGACTAGCTTTGAAACTACAACATTTGAAACTACAATTCTTAATTTATTAGCACACTTTCTTTTATGGCTTTGCATGCTCATACTCTTCTGTGGAGCTTTATTTCTATTAGCTCTTGTGATTGTTGCAGCATGGAATTTAATTGAAACTGGCTACAAAGATTTTAAGGAATGGAGAGCTGGACGGAATGATTAAAAAGTATATTAAAACAACGCCTGTTGAGGCTATTCAAGTAACACAATACAACTTCGTTGATGTTATGAAATTTGCTAGTAATCAAAATATTAAATTTAATCAATTGGAAGTTTTTCATACAATTGAGACTCTTGAGGGATGTATGAAATTTAAGACTTCTGATTATATAATTAAAAACCCGACTGGCGAATGCTACGTGTGCCGAAAAGACATTTTCGAGGAAACGTACAGAGAGGTGGATGAATGATATTTGTGACTTGGATCCTGCTGGGATTCCCAATGTTTGTAGTGTACGATGAAAAAGAGCGAGCGAGATTAGTGGCGTGCGGGTTGCTTTATCACATTATCGATGTATTTCTTAAGAATAGAGGAGACAATTAAATGGAAGAAACACATGTTGAATTTTTAGAAGCACAGCTAGACATTGGCAAAGCAGTCATTGAGAGCATGCTAGAACTTATTCCTAAGAAAGGCACGGAGATGGCAGTTATTCCTGTGACTATTGAGGGTTATGAATTTGAAGTTGAGGTAAGAATGAAATGAGTAAAGTTACAGTTTACAAAATAACTAAAGGAGACCATAACTATCTGATTGCTGATCCTAATGTTATGAGAGATATAATAGTACATTTTCTTGAAGATGAAAATGTTGATGAAGTTGTGATTAGGAAAGGGGAGTAAATGAAGTATGCAATCATAATAATCTGTATAGTTAGTGTGGCATTTGGAGCATTACTAGGATATTTTACAAACAATCGATAACCCACAAAGGTATCTAGCAAGGTTCGAATCCTTGCGTGGGTATTAAGGCTAGGAAGAAAAAATAAAAAAAGAAAGCAGGCCTAAGACGAGCGCTCCCTAGTCGGTGCTCTGAGGACTTTAAATTTTTTCTAGATCCATGGGAAATGGCTCATTAAGACTTCGAGTTTCTCTCTAAATTCTCTCGAAGTATTTTCCAGAAGATTTTGCGGATAGACTATTGGGAACAGTCGTTTTCGCAAAAGGGCTGCAGGTGGTTCGAATCCATTTGCAGTCGTTAAACCAGAAAATAAATATAAAGGAAAACCTTCTTACAAAATTAGTACAGCTGGCAAGGTTCATCTGGTTTACTTGCTGGCAAACATAGCGAAATTTAAAAATAGAAAAGAGGTACCTTAATACTATTTTCTTTAAACGTGTGACGGGTTTATCGCTAGGCTTGAAACACAAAAAAGCCACTGCTGGATGCAGTGGTCTTTCTGAAAGTGAATTTAGTTATATTATAGTAGAAAGGTTGAAAATATGCAAGAGATTTGGAAATCAATCAAAGGCTTTGAGGGGCGATATGAAGTGTCGGATAAAGGCAGAGTAAAGAGTCTTGAGAGAGTGGTTATGCGCAATGATGGGCGCAAGCAAATTATAAACGAACGGATTTTGAAAGGTAGACCAAACACAAACGGTTATCTTATGGTCGCTTTATATGATGGCAAAAGCAAGCAGAAATCGCGTTGTATTCATCGTCTTGTTTGTGAAACATTCATTGAACCTGTTGAAGGGAAGAACGAGGTTAATCACAAAGATGAAGATAAAACAAATAATGCAGTTCGCAATCTTGAGTGGTGCACACGCAAAGAGAATATCAATTATGGGACACGCAATCAAAGAACCAGTAAGCCTGTTGCACAGTTCACAAAAAATGGCGAATTTGTGAAACTACACCAGTCAGTTCACAGTGCTGGTAGAAGTTTAGGAATCTATTATCAAAACATTTGCGCGTGTGCGCATGGAAGGGCTAAAACGGCTTATGGTTTTATTTGGAAGTATGTGTAAAGGAAAATCAAAATGAAAACATGTGTTAGATTACAAAAGATCAAAGCGTTGGACAAGTATATTAATTCACAAATGAATCAACTTGAGAAGTTAAGAAGCCAAGCACTTAAAGTAAATGCTAGTCTGCCACAAGCCGACAGAGTTCAGAACGGGAGTCGAAAAAGCAGAGATGACTTGTTGGTCGAATTGATTTCTGCCCAAGACGAGATTGAGGAGTATCTGGCTAGAGCCATCAAAGAGAAACGGGAATTCCAACGAAAGATAGCTGAGATTCCAGACGGGACATCAAGGGCGCTTCTTCAAATGGTGTATATTGAGCAGTTAGATATTGATACGATTTGTAGAAAGTTTGATGACATTAGCGTTCCAACATATTATGTTTGGCTTAGGAAAGCTGAGAAGTTTTTAAATGAGGAATGAGCAAGTGCTCGTCCTCATTTTTTTATATTGTTAGCTAGCAATTAATACAACTAACTAGTAATAACTATTGATTAATAGCGTGCTATATATTTAGAATGCTATAATGATAGAGTAGAGAATTAAGGGAGATGAACTGAGCGATATGAAACCACAGAAACTTACTGTTGTTGGTGGGAAGCGAAAGCAAGTAGACTTTGATAGTCGAAGCGAAGAGTACAAAAGTTATAACAAAACTAGATGGAACTATGATAAGAAGCTGACAAGGTTTTACAATAGTTCTGCGTGGAGAAGTACAAGTAAGTTAGTATTACTTCGTGATGATTATGTCTGTCAAATGTGCGGAGGAGAAGCGACGATGGTCGACCACATAATTCCAATTAAAAAAGATTGGAATCGAAGATTGGATCTTGACAATCTTCAAGCGAGTTGTAAAGCATGCAACGATACTAAAGCTAATCTTGAGAATTATGGTAAAAAATAGCTTGAAAAAAGCGAACTATCCTACCTATAACGGGTGTGAGGGGATATAAACATTCGGAAATACCCCTTGTTTTTTTATCGGGGATATATATTGTTCGGATATAACAACGCCGCCCTCTTCCGTGCACAATTTTCCCTTTTTAAAATTTTTGCAACCTGAAAATTTCAATGTAAAGGAGGTGTAAAGCTTGGGACGAAAGTTAAAGGTAGTTGAGAATAATAAAAAACATTTGACTAAAGCTGAAAAAGCTGTACGTGTTGAAATCCAAAAATCGGCTGGCGACGGTTTAATTGAGCTACAATTAACACCTCCTAAACATTTAGGAGAAACAGCGAAAGCTGAATACGCTCGTATTGTTGAAGATTTAAAAAGTTTGCCGGTTCGTGATTTGGATAGAGCAATTTTAGAAAATTATTGCACATGGTACGGTATATATGTCGAAGCAAGTCAAAAAGTAAATGAAGTAGGTATTTCTGTTTTTAGCGAAGATAAAGGAATGTGGGTTCAGAATCCATTAGTTGTTACGCTTGAAAAAGCGACAAACAATATTAAATCGTGCGCAGCCCAATTAGGTTTAACTGTCGACAGTCGCATGAAGATGTATGTGCCTAAGACAGAAGAAAAGAAAGACACAATGTTTGATAAATTTGGGAATTAGCGAAAGGAGGTAATCAAAATAGCTTACGATTATTTAGAGATCCCAGAGCAGTATAAAGATACTGCTTTTTATTATGCGCTCGATGTGGTCGACGGCAATATCAAAGCTTGTCAGAAAGTTATCAAAGCTTGCCAAAGACATTTGGATGATTTGAAAAATATTAGTAATTCTAATTTTGAATTTGATTATTTCCCAGAGAAAGCCCAAAACACTATCGACTTTCTAGAAATCTTGCCAGATGTTAAAACAGGCAAAACTTATCCACTTGCAAGGTTTCAAAAATTCATCATCTCCAGCTTGTATGGTTGGCGGAAGAAGAAAGACTATTCTGTCAGACGCTTTCGCAAAGCTATGGTTTCGGTTGCTCGTAAGAATGGGAAAACCATTTTAATCGCTGGTATTTTGCTATATGAGTTTTTATTTGGCAAGAACCCCGCATTAAGCCGTCAGTTGTTCTGTACGGCTAACGACCGCACGCAGGCAAGAATTGCTTGGACAATGGCTAAGAAGCAGTTAGAAGCGCTTAGAGCTAAGGATAAGGACATCTTCAAAGCGACTAAGATTGTTCGAGACGAGTTAACCAACAAGCGTGATGAATCGTACATCAGAGCATTAAGTCGTGATACTGGGGCTGTCGATGGTTTTGAACCATATGTTGGCGTACTGGATGAATATGCGGCTAGTAAAACCAATGAAATGATTGAACTTTTGGAATCCGGTCAAGGTCAGCTTGATAATCCATTGATTTTAATTATTTCGACAGCTGGTCTAGATTTGAATGTACCAATGTACACCATTGAATATAAGTACGCTACTAAGATTTTAGATAAGAAAACAGTCGATGATTCGTATTTTGCGTTCATTTCCGAACAAGATGACGAGAAAGAAATTGCTGACGAAAGCAATTGGATTAAGTCAAATCCTATTTTGGAAGTGCCAGCGTTGTATGAAAAAATCATGGATTATTTGCGAAAAAGGCGTAAAACTTCGCTTGAAACGGGTGAAATTAACAAAGTTTTAGTCAAAAACTTTAATATGTGGCGTCAATCTAGCGAAGCCTCTTACATGGATAAACAAACGTGGGAAGATGCACTTATTGATAAGCCAGATACGACTGGCAGACGCGTCTGGATAGGCGTAGACGTTGGACATTCAAGCGACTTGTTTTCAATCAGCACAATGACAATGATGGATGATTATTGGTTTGCTGATAGTTTTTCTTTTATCGCTACTAAGTATGGACTGATAGCGAAAGAAAAGCGAGACGGCGTTTCTTATACGAATTTGGAACGCATGGGTGAATGTGAAATTACTACTCTTGAATCTGGTGTCATTGATAACGAGCGAGTCATGGAAAAACTTGAAGAAATGGTTATTGAAAACGATTGGGAAGTTCAAGGAATCTATTTTGACCCTTATCAATACGGCGCTTTGCTAACGATGATTGAGAAACGACATCCAGAATGGACGCAAGTCCAAATTCCACAAACAACGATGGTTTTGAATATGCCGACGAAGCAGTTCAGAGATGACGTTAAAACTGGGAAAATTAAACATTCTGGGAATAAATTGTTGACAATGGCTGTTAATAATGCTTATACACGAGTCGACAACAACGGCATGCGCATCGACAAAAATAAAAACAGCAATAAAATTGACCCGCTCGATGCTTTACTAGATGCTTATGCGGCTTGTTATCTCGAAGCATTTGACGGTGCGGGATATTGGACTGACGAGAAAATCTTTGAAAGTGGAGGTCTGTTTTGAAATTTTTTAAAAATAACATTCATACATTACTACTACTAACGGGCTTTGGCTTGATTGATTATTCATTTTTTAGATTGGATTTAACAGCTGGCTTTATGTGTTTGGGTTTGATGTGTACATTTTTAGGTTTATATATTGACAAAACCATGCGCTAGAAAGGAGGTGAGACAATGAGCTTTTTTCAGTCGTTAGGAGATTCCAAACTCTCTTATGACGATTATGTCGCTTCGGTAGTGTCTGGCAACGATAGCGCAAAGTATGTTGGTATTTCAGCTCTTAGAAACAGCGATGTGCTGACAGCGACTTCAATTATTGCTGGTGATATTGCTAGGTTCCCTTTGATTAAGAAAAATGTTAACGGTGACATCATCCAAGATGAAGATATCAATTATTTGTTGAATGTAAAATCGACTGGCAATGCTTCGGCTCGAACGTGGAAATTTGCAATGGCAGTCAATACTATTTTGACAGGTAATGCTTATTCTCGTATTTTGAGAGACCCACGAACTGGCAAAGCGTTGCAATTTCAGTTTTATAAACCGTCTGAAACTCGTGTAGAGGAATTAGATAGCCACGAGCTTATTTACACTTTCGTTGACAGTTTGACAGGTAAAGAGGTTGCTTGCGGAGCTGATGATGTTATTCATTGGAAATTCTTTAGCCATGACACAATTTTAGGGCGTTCTCCGTTGCTGTCTTTAGGTGATGAAATTAGTTTGCAAAACAGCGGGACAAGTACGCTTTTAAAATTCTTTAAAGACGGTTTCTCGAGCGGTATTTTAAAAATGGAAGGTGCTATGTTGAGCGGTGAAGCTCGCAAAAAGGCTCGTGAAGAATTCGAGAAAATGCGAGAAGGAGCGAAAGGTGGCAGTCCTCTAGTATTTGATAACACAATGTCCTACGAACCTCTAGAAATCGATACGAATGTCTTACAGTTGATTACAAGTAACAATTTTTCAACGGCTCAAATTGCTAAGGCTTTGCGCATACCAAGCTATAAGCTGGGGGTAAATAGCCCTAATCAGTCCGTAGCGCAGCTTACTGAAGATTACGTTACAAACGACTTGCCGTTCTATTTTGACGCGATAACGAGCGAATTAGGCCTTAAAATCTTTAGCCCAAGAGATAGACGGAAATGCCGACTTGAATTTGATACACGTAGCGTTACAGGTCGAAATGTTGATGAGATTGTTAAACTTGTCAATAATACGCTATTAACACCAAACCAAGGGCTTATTGAGCTTGGTAAGCAACCGTCTGACAATCCAGATATGGATAGATATCAAACAAGTCTTAACTATGTCTTTTTAGACAAGAAAGAAGAATATCAATCATTGAAAGGAGGTGAGGAAAATGCCGAAACGAATTCAGATGAGGGGTCCGCTGATTCCGAATAATAGTCAAGAAGCTTATGATTATTTTGGAATGGAAGCAACAAGTGCTAAATCAATCGCTGAAGCACTTCCAAAAGATGGTTCAGACGTTGTAGTCGAAGTTAATTCAAACGGTGGTTTGGTGACAGTAGGCAGTGATATTTACACAACGCTTAAAAATTATTCTGGGCACGTCACGGTCGAAGTGACTGGAATGGCTGCAAGTGCTTGTAGCGTCGCAATCATGGGCGCTGACAAAGTCGTTATCAGTCCAACAGCTCAAATTATGATTCACAAAGCGTTGTTGAATTGGGTATCTGGCAATAGTGACGACCTTGAATCAGCAGCAAACGCTTTGAAAGCTAGCGACCGAGGAATTATCAACGCTTATAAAGCTAAAACTGGTTTAAGTGAAGATGAATTACTTGAACTGATGAAAAACGAAACGTATATGAGCGCTGATGAAGCTGTTGAAAAAGGTTTTGCTGACGAAATAATGACATTTGACGAACAGCAGGCAGTTGCAAGCATTGGCAATGGACTGTTACCACAAGCGGTTATTGACGACTATTTTGCAAATCATGGCAACAAGCGAAAACAGGAAATTGAAGCTATGAAACGTGAAATCGAAAAAGAAGAAATTTTACAAGGACTTTAAGTCCTTTTTATTTTGCACAAAAAAGGAGAAAAAAACTATATGTTTGATGAAAAAATCAAAGAATTAAAAGCATCTATCGACTCGCTTTCAACTACTATCGCTGATAAAACAGCGCAGGTTAAAAACGCTCTTGAAGCTGATGAGCTTGAAAAAGCTCGTACTATCAAAAACGAAATTGACACTGCTAAAGAAGAATTAAAAACAGCTAAAGCTGACCTTGAACTTTTTGAAGCTACTAAAAATTCAGGTGGGGCAGAAAACAAAAAAGGTCACGAAGTAAAAGGAGAAGATATGAACTATCGCGACAAAGTTAACGTATTTTTGCATTCAAAAGGCACTGTTGTCAATGAAGGACTTCGCTTCGACGGTAAAGATGAAGTGCTTATCGCAATGAACGAAGTTACACCAGTAGCACCAACAACTGACGGTGTTAAGAAAGCAGATACGACTAAAATTACTAGCGAAGAGCTTGTTACGACTCCAATCCGTGAAATTAAGACTACTGTTGATTTGAAACCATTCACAACAATTTATCCAGCTAAAAAAGCTTCTGGTAAATATCCAATTTTGAAAAAAGCGACATCAAAAATGGTTAGCGTTGCTGAATTGGAGAAAAACCCAAAACTCGCTAAACCAGAATTCGAACAAGTTGATTGGTCTGTTGAAACATATCGTGGAGCTATTCCAGTTTCACAAGAATCTGTTGACGATGCAGATGTTGATTTGATTAGCATTGTTGCTGAAACAGTCGGTCAAATTAAAGTCAACACAACTAATGCAGCTATTGCCAACGTACTTAAATCATTTACAGCAAAAACAGTAGCAAACGTTGATGACATTAAGAAAATTCTCAATATCGACCTTGACCCTGCTTATGACGTGGCATTCGTGGTTTCACAAAGCTTCTACCAAATTCTTGACACTCTTAAAGACGGGAACGGACGTTATCTATTACAAGACTCAATCACAGCAGTAACTGGCAAAGTTTTGCTTGGTAAACCAGTATTCGTTCTTTCTGATGAAATTCTTGGTGCATCTGGAGAAGCGAAAGCGTTTATTGGTGACTTCAAACGTGGTGTCTTGTTCGCAGACCGTAAAGACCTTGGACTTCGTTGGGCAGATAATGAAATCTACGGTCAATACTTGCAAGCTGTTCTTCGTTTTGGCGTTAAGAAAGTTGATGCAAAAGCTGGCTACTTCGTAACATTTACACCCAGCGAAAGCTGATGCGGAAATCGTAAGCGTTCCGACTGAGGCGAACACAATTATAGAGATTAAAGCTTACTTAGATACTAAAGGCATTAGCTATACAAGTAGTATGACTAAAGCTGAATTATTGAACTTAGTAAATTCTTAAGGAGGTAGCTAAATGGCAGTCTCACAAGAATTACTGGAAGCAGTTAAACTCTATTGTAAGATTGACTTTGACTTTGAAGATAGCATTTTGGAAGAAATGACTGAAGCAGCGCAAGAACAAATTTGCTTTGCAATCGAAGCTGGTTCAACACCAGAAGATTTTGCGGACTACAAAAAATTCAATCTTGCTGTTAAGAAACAAGTCAAAGAAGATTATGAACATAGAGGCGTAACTGCCGATAGCGATCGTTATCCGCTGGCGAATGGTGTGTTAAACATCGTTCACCAATTGCGTTTGAGAGGTGATGGCAATGCTGACACGTAGGATGAATGTGCGTATCACCATTTTTAAAAGAGAAGGTGGGCAAAACGAAGACGGTGAAGTTTTAGACAATGTCAGAACAGACATCATGAGTTGTTGGGCTGAAGTGTCTAAGACGACTGTTAAAGATTTTCGTGAGAATACGACGGGCAAACAAGCAGATAATGCAACGTTGACTAAAACGAGCGACACGAAAGTCTTCTTAATTCGCTATATGCCTAAACCACCTTTTGACAATTCAATGTTCGTTGATTTTAACGGGCTTGAATATAAGATTGAAAAAATGGAAGTTGATTACGCTAACAAGGAAATGATTATGATAAGCGGGGTGCGTGTCGAATGACATCTGGACTCGATGAAATCTTATCTAATCTTACGAAATTGCAGGTTAAAGCACCTAAAACAGCAAGAGCAGCGGTAACTGAAGTTGCTGAAGAATTTGAAAAACAATTGAAAACAAACACACCTAGAGAAGGCAGATCTATCGAACATTTGCAAGAGGACACAGCGATTAGTGGCTTTAAAGGCGCTAGTGAAGGAATTGTCTCGAAAGAAATCGGTTATGGTAGTGCTACTGGGTGGCGTGCGAAGTATCCTGATTCAGGTACGATTTATCAACGAGGCCAAGAATTTGGAGAGAAAACAATCAATCAAATGACGCCCGTTGCTAAGAAAATTTTTGCAGAAAAAGTGAAGGAGGGCTTAGATTTATGATTGCCGAAACGACGGCGTACAAGCTTTTAAGTAACGATGTTCAATTGAATGAGCTGTTTGACAGCTATCGTGGAGGGAAGTTTGGGTGCGGTTTTAAACAAGGAATTTTCACTTATGACATTCCAGAGAAACCAACGAACATGAAAAAGAAAGAGCTCGCTCCATTTCTGCGAATTAACACGATTTACGATGCGCCAAATGCATATGCTGACGATGGCTATATTGGCACGGAACAGCGTATTGTCATCAATTTTTGGTGTCAGACGGCTGCTCAATCGGAAGCGATTGTAAAACGCATCGATGCCATTCTAACCGAAGCAGGTTTTGAATGGTATACAGCTAACGAAACGCCTCGATATAAAGATAACGATATTGGCTTACTGATGAACGTAAGAAAATATCGTTTTTTTGATTGGGGTAATTAAAAGAAAGAAGGAATTAATACATGGGTAAAGTAAAATTTGGACTTAGTGGTTGCGAATATGGCGTTTTGAATAATGCTGAAAAAGTTACAGCAAGCAAACGTCTTCCAGGGCTTACAAGTGCAAAACTTGAGCTAACAAACGAACTAAAAACACTTTCAGCCGATGACGGACCTTACGTTGTCATTTCTGGTGGTATTACAGACGCTAAATTGACAATTGAAACATATGACTTGACATCTGAAGCACGCAAAGACTTCTTTGGCATTACGGTTGAAAAAGGTGTTGAAAAATATACCAAAGACCTTACGCCAAATGACATTGCAATTTTGTTCCGCACTAAAATGGACGATGGCAAATATGTATGGGTTGGTCTCCTGAAAGGTAAATTCAATTTGCCTGGTCTCGAAGCATCTACTGTTGATGGTGCACCAGACCCCAAAGCTGACTCAATTGAAGGTAGCTTCGTAGCTCGTGGTGGCGAAGAAGGCACAGTTCTTTTGATTGGTCGTGAAGACGCAACAGACTTTAATTTAGTAGAATTCAAAAAAATGGTATTTCCAACTGCGGAATAATTAACCGGTCGCATTTTGCGGCCCTTTATTTTTATGCGAGGAGCAATTATGTACGAAATTAAATTGAAAAAAGGCGGCGTTACCAAAGAATACGCAAAAGAATACATCAATGTTGAAGACAACCTTTTAGCCGTTGACCACCACGCACGTCAAAGCGCTTTTATTTCAAATGATAAAGCTGCTTTTGATTCGAAACAAACACGAAAACTTAACGAAGCGTATTTGCAAATGTTCGTTGATATGTATGGCAAACAATTTACTGTTGCTGATTTAAAAACTGCAGATGTTGAGACATTGAACGTACTTGACAAGCTTTATGTTGATGCTTTGGGTCGCGGCGAAAACAACGAAGAGGAAGATGCCGAAAAAAAGGAATAACACCAGAGCAAGCCAAGTCTAACTTGTTAAAAATGATTCAATCGCTTTTGAATAGCGGCTACACAATTCTTGATATTAAGAAAATGCAACTATCAGATTTTGAGCTGATGGTGGAAGCATTAGAACAAGAAACAGTAGCAGAAGAAACTGAGACAACGTTAGATAAGGCTTTTCCTTTTCTATTTGGTTAGAAAGGAGGATAAATGACAAATATAGGTAAATTGGTAGCCACTGCTACGCTCGACATAGCGCCGTTTCAAACCAACACAAAACAATTGAAAACTTACATGCGCGGCATCGACAGCTCTTTGAAAGCCGTTGAAAAATCTATTAGCGGCCAAGGGAGTAAAATCAAAGGTTTACGTGCCGTCTATAATGAAACAGGACAAGCTCTCAAAGGCTATCAGTCATTACTAGTACAGCAATCTCAAAAATATAATGCTTTGAAGTCTGAAATAGGGGACTTCTCGACAGCGACAGCAGCTCAAAAAGACGCTCTGATTGGCGCACATACAGCGATGATGGATACCGCAGCTAAAGTAAGCGAGTTACAAGGACGTTTACAAGGCTTAGCTACTGAAATGAGTGTGTTTACTCGAATGGGCTCGGCAATGACCAATTTTGGTAACACGCTTCAAAACGTCGGTGGTAAAATGACTGGCTTAGGTAATACGATGACAGTTGGTGTGACAGCGCCAATTGTAGCAGGAGTTGGAGCCGTTGTTAAATCTGCCATGTCTTGGGAAAGCGCCTTTGCTGGTGTTAAAAAGACCAACGATGAAGTGGTTGATAGTAACGGTAATGTGGTTTACTCTTATGCGGATTTGGAAAGCGGCTTGCGTGGTTTAACAGCGCAATTGCCAGCGAGTCACCAAGAAATTGCAGGAGTTGCCGAAGCGGCTGGTCAGTTAGGTATCAAGTCACAAGACGTTGTTAGCTTTACCAAAACCATGATTGATATGGGCGAGTCAACTAACTTGTCAGCCGAAGACGCAGCATCGGCAATTGCTAAAATTGCAAACATCACTGGTTTAACATCAGATGAATATCAGCGGTTTGGTAGTTCGGTAGTAGCTCTCGGAAATAATTTCGCAACCACTGAATCAGACATTGTCAGCATGGCTAACCGTTTAGCGGCTTCTGGAACATTGGCAGGTTTGACTAACCAAGAAATTCTAGGCCTTGCAACCGCGATGTCTTCTGTCGGTATTGAAGCAGAAGCTGGGGGAACTGCCATGACCCAAACCCTATCAGCTATCGAATCTGCGGTAGCTGCGGGTGGGGAAGACCTACAAAAATTTGCTACAGTCGCTGGCGAATCTGCACAAGAATTCGCTGATAAATGGAAAAATCATCCAATCGAAGCTATCCAAGATTTCATTCGAGGTCTTGGGAAACTTGATGAAAAAGGCGAGAGTGCCACTATGGTGTTGGACGACATGCAACTTTCTGGTGTTCGTCAGTCTAACATGCTTAAATCATTAGCACTTGCCGCAGACACGATGACTGGCGCAGTTGACTTATCGAACAAAGCGTGGAGTGAAAACACGGCACTTACTAACGAAGCAAACACACGTTATGAAACGACTGAATCAAAGCTTAAAATGTTAAAAAACCAAGTGGTCGATATGGCTATCGACTTCGGTGGTCCGTTCGTTGATGCATTGAAAAATGGTCTCGAGGCATCTAAACCACTAATTCAGACGTTGTCTGACATGGCCAAGAAATTCAACGAACTCAGCCCAGCTCAACAACAACACATCATGAAGTTGCTAGCTATTTCAGCAGCTGCAGGTCCAGCACTTTCGGTTTTAGGAAAACTAACAACTGGCCTCGGCAGCATGTTTAAAGTTTTCGGTTCAGTCAATAGTTTAATCGGAAAACTAATAACTGGTCTTGGCGGCATATTTAAAGGCTTCGGTTCAGTCAATAGTGGAGTTGGGGAACTAACAACTGGTCTCGGTGGCATGTCTAAAGGTTTCAGCCTAGCCAATAGTGGAATCGGAAAACTTTCCGGCAAGCTTGCGCCAATTGCTGCTGACTTAGCCGGCGTTGGAGCTGCAGCAGGTGGTTTGGTAGGATGGACGGCGGCACTCGCTGGCGGTTTGGTCGTATTAGCTAATGCTAAACAGTACGCTACTGAACAGGCTCAAAAATACGGAACAACGCTTTCTGGCGAAACAAAAGGTGCGCTTGACCAGTTCGGAACTGCAGTAACGAACACTAAGATAGCTATGACTAACTTTGAAACCGGCGCAGTGCAGTCTGCTGATAATGTCAAGACGGCAGTGGCAGATATGATGAAACAAATCACTGACGGCGCCGAAAAATCGAAGACTAGAATAGACGAGCTTGCTCAAAAATTCGGTTTCACTCCAGAGCAAGTCGCAGCAGCGAAAGCTAAGCAAGACCAAATCGTTTCGAATTCGCAAACGATGGCTGATCAAATCACGTCAATTTACGAAAAACACAATGGCGACGTTAGCAAATTAACAACTACTGAAAAGACAATTGTCGAAAACAATATGAGAGAACTTTGCAAAGCTCGTGTTCAGGAATTGGGTCTTGGTAAAGATAAAGAAAAAGCTATCCTCAGAGTCTTTAACGGTGACGTTAAAAACATGACGATGGTACAGCTCAAAGACCAATCTTCGGCTTTGAAAGCTGCGATGAAAGAAGAACAAAAATCGTATAAACAACAGCGGAGCGATTTGAAAGAATCACTAAAACTCGGTCTTATGGATCAAGAGGAATACAACACGAAAATGGCTACGCTTAAGGCACAACACAATGCGACGATGTCTGAATTCGGTAAAGCACTAATTAAAGTAGCACAAGAACAAGATGCTCAAAGTGGCCAGTTTGGTGTGTACGCTGAAAAGGTTCGAAAAGTCTTGGCAGATTATGGCATGAGCTTTGAAGATTTGTCGAAGCAAGCTTTGGAGTCTGCCAATAAAATAGGTCAAAATACATCGATGATTGGTACATATGCTGCCGATATGTCATCAGACGCAAGAACCGCTACCGACGAATGGAATTCTTTGACGCTCGATTTGTTAACTGGTGAACTTAAAACGAATGCAGTGCAAGAAGTAGCAAAAGCTTTGACTGCTGAAAACGGTTGGAACAACATGGAATTCATTCTCAAGAATGCCAATATAAATTCCAACGCTCGCGTAGAAGTTGCAGACGCTTTGCAAAAATTAGGCGAATGGGACAATACGACACCTGAGCAAAAAGAATTGTTGTTCCAAAACGACAAAGGTTTGTTAGCTATTTACCAATCTAAAGACCAGCTCGATATTTGGAATGGTATGCCGACAAACGTTAAAGAACTTTTGTGTGAAAATGAAAAATTCACTTCGAACGCAGGAATAGCTAAAGAAATGCTTGACAAGTGGAATAATGCAACACCAGATCAAAAAGATTTGATAGCGCATAACCAAACGTCTGACGCCGTCAGCGCAGCAATCAATATGCTTTTGACTGTGCCTGATGCCAAAGACACTAATTTGACAGCTACTGATAGCACAGGTGGCAGCACATCGTCTGCCCAAGGCAAAATTAACAACGTTAATCAGAAATCGGTACCCGGTATCTTAGCATCCGATTTAACAGGTGGGGCTACGGGTTCTGCGCAAGGTAAAATCAACAACGTTAATCAGAAATCAGTACCTGGCATCTTAGCGTCCGACTTAACAGGCAGTCCAACGTCTAGAGCCAAAACAAACATTGCTAGCGTCCATGGGAAATCGGTAACGATCACTGGGGTAGATAGAGCTTCTGGCGTGATTTCTAACATCAAAGGCTGGTTAAATTCTCTGCACGACAAAGTCGTTAATATCAGAACGAACCACACTAAAAATGAAAAAGGTACCAACTTCCACCCAGGTGGATTAGCACTGGTCAACGACCAAAAAGGTGGGACTTATCGAGAGTTAATTACTTTGCCTGACGGAACTAGCTTCATTCCGAAAGACCGTAACGTTATGTTGCCGTTGCCTCGAGGTTCAAAAGTCCTACCTGCCAACAAAACAAAACAACTGTTCCCTCGCTATGCGAACGGCATCGGCTTTGAAAATACTCGTGTTGCAGATGTCGCACGAAGAATCGGTAATTTGCAAGGCAACAGTGATGTAGCTGTCATCCAAAACGGCGATAGTGACACACATCGCATGATTGGCAAAATTATTGATTTGATTATCGAAAATACACACAGTATTGAGCGTTTAGCAGACAGACAAGTGATTATTGAAAACTACATGGATGCTGAACGTGTTGGACGCTCTGTAGCAAAGTCAGTAACTGGTGAACAAGAGCGTCAGGAATCCATTAAAAATGCAATCTATGGGAAGGGGTGGTAAAAATCGAAAGAGTATATTTTAACGGACAAGAGTTAACACAATACATTACAGTCACGTCTGATTTTCATTTGTGGCAAGGTGCGGATTTTAGCCCACAGTTTAGCGATGGTGACATATTAAGCGGTTCGGAATTTTACTATACCAGATTTGGTAAGAAGGTAATTTCCGTTCCGTTTTTTAATTGCACAGGTTCGTTTGAGGACTATAATCAATTATTACGCATTTTAAATGTCAAAGAGCCTAAAGAATTACGATTTAGCAGTCGCCCAAACATTGTTTTTTATGCGATTCCAAGCGGCAAAATGGAATATGACAAAATCACAAGAAACGCTGGCAAGGGTGCTATCGAATTTATCATCTCAGATGGTTTAGGGCATTCAACTGCCACTCGCTCATTCAACTTCGTTAAAAACGACTTTGGCGTTTACGAAGCCGAAATTGTTAACGACGGTACTGAAGACGCATACGTCAACTACAAAATCAAGCTTAAAAAAGAATCTGGCTACGTCGGTATTGTTAGCGAGTATGGTGCTATGCAATTTGGGAACGTTGACGAAGCAGATGGTTACACCGCACGAAAAAACGTGACCGTTTTAAGTAACCAAAAAGGCGATTTTGCCAATTGGGCAGACGGTACTGTTTGTTACGAAAACCAAAGAAAAATCGTAACAACTCAAATGACGTCAGATGCAGCGTTCAACGGTCGTCTTGGTTTATTGCCGAGTTCCTTCAGAACGAGCGGAACATCTGGTGCCCTGCAGTATGGAGCGGTTAAAGAATACACACTAACCAATCCTATTTCTCAATGGTATATATGGGCTAGAGCTTGGTTTGAAACTGGATTGATGGGGCAAACTGGCGCTTGGTGTTTAACGGTGCTAGATGAAAGTAATCATTTAATCGCTGGCATGGCAATTGAGAAAGACGACACAGTTGGTAATACTGCAAATGTTCGATTCTTAATGGGTGACGGTTCGGGTGGTAGCCGTACGGTTAAGACGATTCCGTTTACACCTTCGTACTGGATTCCACCTAACCCGTACGGTTCAGAGGGACGTGCTACGAACTCGAATATGTTTGATTTAGTCAAAGAGAAAGACCGCGTCCAGTTCTTTTGGTACGGTGGCTATTATCCGTTCTATGATTCTCGTTTAGCAAATGTCAAAGCGAAGAAAATTCAATTCTTTGTCGGACAGTACGCAGGACGGAATACGACGGACAGAAAGGTCACACACCACTATCTAAATGATTTTAGTTTCTATCAATTGCATGTTGATTATTGGAAAGACGTGCCAAATCGCTATCCAAGCGGTTCAACGATTGCTATTGATGGTGAAAAAGGACAAATCAAAGTCAATAATCAAATTCGTTTAGATGACGAAATTCTTGGCACGACTTATTTCAAAGTTCCACCTGGGAAGACAAAAGTGCGGTTATTAGTTTCTAGTTTTGCCGAAGTGGCAAGTGCCACAGCAACAATACAGGAGGTTTACATTTGAGCAAGAATAATGTACGTATTGCAATTCGTGATTCAACAGACAGCCATAATGTGGCTTTTTTTGATAATAAAGCAGGAATTAAATATAAGAGTGCTAATTTGCACCGCTTCTTAGCAGGTTCAGCAAGTATTTTAACGATTAAGTACAATTCAAAAGATATTGACAGTATTCGCTCTGGCTGTAAGCTTGCTTTTCGTTATAAGAATCGTGATTATTGGCTTAATGTCATGAGCTTTGAAAAGAAAGGTTTTGAAGTCGAATTGACCGCTTATTCGCTTGGTCTTGAATTGAATAATGAAACTCGTGGCGAACATAAACTAGCGAATGCTATGTCAATTGCTGAATATGTGGCTTATTACGACCCAGAACACGCTTTAACAATCGGCGTTAACGAAGTATCTGACAAGCGAATCAAATTGGAATGGACGGGCACAGACACGATTCTGGCACGTCTTTTTTCTGTTGCGAACAGTTTTGGTGCAGAACTTGATTTCAACGTTGAACTCAATGACGATTATTCACTTAAACGTCAAGTGCTGAATATTTACAAAAAAGGTAATCTTGGCACAAATAAGGTCAGTCAACCTGTACGAGTCGGAAAAGAGCTTAAAGTCATCAACTACAGCGATAATATCAAAGAGTTAAGAACCGCAGTTCGAGCAACTGGTAAAGATGGTTTAACAATTGACGGCTTAAACAAGAAAATCTATGACAGTAATAAGCAATTGCTTTATTATTCAAGCGGAATGACAGTCTATGCGCCACAATCTCGTGACCGCTTTCCGTCTGTCGGAAAAGGCTCGAATGATAACTGGATTGTTGAAGATTTGGGTGAAACGCAGTACGAGACCAAAGAAGCGCTCTGGGGCTATATGTATGGAGAAATCCAAAAGAAGTCTTTACCAGAAATCACCTATGAAGTCGAAGGTGCTATAGAAGCTGGTATCGGCGACACGCAAACATTGATTGATGATATTCACTTTGAACCAGCGTTATATGTGCAGGCTCGGGTTTCTGAACTTGAAGATGACATCTTGACAGGCAAAGTGACAAACTCAACATTTATCAACTTTGAACGCAAATACAGTCAGATTGCAGACAGCTTATTAAAACAGGTTGAAGCACTCGCAGAAGACGCAGCGCCTTACATCGTCCGTTTAACAACCGATAATGGCTACAATTTTAAAAATGGTCAAGGCACAAGCACAATCACAGCTAAACTCGAGAAGTATAGCAAGATTGTTAATGCAAAATGGAAATGGCTTATCAATAATAACGTTGTCAGCGAGACTTCAAGCGTTAAAATCAATGCTAGTCAAGTTAATGGTACGCTAAATGTTGTGGCAGTTGCAATTGTTGGTGGTAACGAGGCTGCTCGTGAATATATCACATTAACCAATGCTGATGACGGTGTCGGTATTAAATCGATTACGCGCTACTACACGACTAACGACAAAGCAGAGGGTGTCACGGCTGGCGGTCAAAACTGGTCTACCAAACCAACGACTGTCACAACAGACAAAAAATATATGTGGTCTTATGATGTCATTACGTACACGAATGACACAAGCTTAGTCACTAAGCCAGCTGTTATCGGTGCCCGCGGTGATGACGGTTTGGATGCCGACACAACAGGCATCACCGAAGCTCTTGACAAAGCTAAGCAAGAGTTGACTGCTTTATCAGCAAATATCGAAAAGGTGCGAAACGATTCGCTTGCAGCAGTTGAAGAAGCTAAACAACAACTCACTACTGTAGCTAACGATTTGTCTAAATCCAAAACAGACTTGCAAAACGCAGTTAGCGAAGTTGACACAAAAGCTACGAATTTAAAGAGTGATTTGTCTAAAGCGAAACAAGATTTAACCAGTCAAGCTCAACAGTTACAAGCACAAGCTAACGCACAGTCTGAACTAACTAAGCGTGTCTCATCAGTCGAAAAAACCGCAAATGGCACGAAGACGACTGTTAGCGAATTAAGTAAGACAGTTGATAGTAATACCAAAAATATTAGTAGTGTTACTGCACGAACTAAGACAGTTGAAGATGATTTAACGAGCACTAAAACAACGCTATCACAAGTTAAGACGACCGCGGACAGTACCAGTCAAAAAACAGCAACGTTGGAAACTGGTCTGAACGGGTTGAGTGCGAAATTTGATAACTTAAAAATCGGTGGGCACAATTACCTTCTAGGGACAAGCGACCAATATCAAACCTTAACAAGCGATAACTACCTTTTAGGCACCACCGGCAATGGAAATATGAGCTTTCTGGATTTGCTGAAACCTTTGAAAGGTGAGACAGTCACGATCAGAAGCTACATTAAAAACGACACAGATTTTCCGGTGCGTATCCAAATATGGTTCACCAGCGGCGGAATTTACGGGAACCCAGTCCCAGCTCACGAAGAAGGCTACTCAGTCGCAACTGGCAAAATATTGGAAAACTTCGCATCATGTAATATCGCTTTTACACAAGTTGGTGACGGTACGAAGAATGGTGGAACTATTCAGCATAAGGAAGACAAGCTCGAAAAAGGCAACATCGCAACAGACTACAGTCCGAACGATGCTGACTTCGAGCAAAAAGTAGCTGAATACAAACAGAACGCAGACCAAAACTACGCAAGTTTGCAAAGTACTGTACAAGCCTTAGATGGCACAGTGACAGCCAACAAGGCAACCGCCGACCAAACAGCAGCAGGATTTAAGACACGCATTGAATCGCTTGAAACGTATAAAGATAGTGAAACTACACGAGCTAGTCAGTACTTCGAATTAGCCAAGACTGAAACAGCACGGCAATTGACTGCAGAACGTACAGCGATTGCTAAGGACTACGTTGCTAAGTCAACGTACACGTCTGACGTGACTGGCATTCGTAATGATTTAACAGCAACAACTACGACTGCTAACACGACAAAACAAAATTTAGCTAACTATCAAGCTAGCAATGACAAAGCAGTCGCCAACTTGAAAAGCAATCTTCAAACAGCGAACGGCAATATCAGTAGTCTGCAAACGAAGATTGAAGCTGTTCCCGGACAGATTACCAGCGCGGTGTCATCTGTTGAGGGTAAGATACCGACGGAAATTGGTGGGCGGAACTACATCCGAAATTACGGTTTAACAGCATCGGAATGGAAGACTGTTCTTAGTCAATGGACTTTTGAAATTATTCCAGATGGCACAGCAAAGAGCGGTCGATGCTTAAAAGCTACATGCACCCAATCAGGAGCAGGCGGAATTCATAAAATTCTTGTCGACTTGCGCGGAGCGGAATGGCAAAACAAAAAAATGACCTACTCAGTAGACGTCAAAGCAAGCAAGTCTATTCAAATGAGTTTAGGTGTCGAAGCTTTTGCTGAAAATGTAAAATCTTTCGATGTCTCTACTGAGTGGAAGCGTTTTTCGTATTCAAGCACAATTAATTTCAAAAAAGGCTATTCTTTCGTGTTCTATTCAGCAAATAGTAGCTGGACCGTTGGAGATGTTATCTATTTGCGTGACGCTCAATTAGAGGACGGTACAATCGCCACTGCGCCAAAACCAGCAGTTGAAGACGCACAATCTGACATCACTAAACTTTCAAGCGAAATTAAGCAGACCGCTGACGGCATGACTTTGCTTGCTACTAAGACAGAGCTTAACACAGCTAAATCTGACTTGCAATCTGGTATCACGGCAGCGACCAATAAAGCTAATACAGCCCAAAGCACAGCTGCTAACAATGCTAAAACGATTAGTACGCATACGACACAGATTTCAGCACTTAATACAGGACTTTCTACAAAAGTCTCACAGACTGACTTCAATACGTTGAGCGGTCGTGTAACAACTGCTGAAAACAATATCACAGCTAAAGCTAATGAGTTGAGCAGTAAGATTACGAGTGTGGAGGGAAAGATTCCGACGTCCGTGGGCGGTCGAAACTATCTTCGTGGCACTAGCGACGAAGATCAAACGTACACAAGCACAAATTATATTCTAGGCTATCCATCGACTTACCGTGATTGGAAGAAACTGTTAGATCCTCTCAGAGGTCAAACAGTTTCTATAAAAGCATACATTAAGAACACTACTAATTATCCTGTGCGTATCCAGGTTTGGACCAACGTTGGTGGTATATACGGTAATACAGTAGCACCACACAGCGAAGGCTGGTCAGTCGGTACTGGTAAGATGTCAGCGGATTGGACAAGCGCTAATGTTGCTTTCACTCAATCCGATGGCACTGCTACGGGTGGGACTATACAAGCCAAAAAAGCAAAGCTTGAAATTGGAAATATTCCAAGTGATTACTCACCTGCTCCTGAAGACTACGACAGCAAGCTAGCCAGTGCGCAGTCCGAAATCAAACAGACGACTGACGCAATCACCGCAAGTGTGTCAAGCGTACAGACTGCAGCAAGTAATGCGCAATCAACAGCGAACACAGCTGTCTCAAAAGCGGGCGCAGCACAAGCTGGTGTTAATACACTAGACAAAACAACAGTTAAGAGCGCTAGCTTGACGATTAATACAGACGGAATCGTTATGAAAGCTGGCAAGTCAACAACTGATGTTGCGAACGCTATCGGTTCTTATTTTGCTGTTAATCAGAATGCTATCAATCTGTTCTCTGACAAGATAAAAGTCAAAGGTGACATGATTGTCAACGGAGCTATCACAGCAGATAAAATTAGAGCTGGCAGCATTACCGCAGATATGTTTAAAGGAAATCAAATCACCAGCTTAAATGGTGCGACCACGTTGAATTTATATACTGGAGAAATAATTTTTAATAACCAGAATGCTACAATCAATCAAATAAAAGGTAGTTACAAATCTCAAATTAGCTTATTCTCTTTGGATGATGGAGCGGTTACCGAAGGTGCTTGGAGCTCAGTAAATACGCTTGCATTCAATAGCACGAAATTGACTTCAGCAACGCGCCGTGCTGGTTCAACTGTAGACATGTTTCCTAATTTTAGTCTCATGACACTTTACGGTGAAAAAATCGCATTTACTGGCGAAACTTCAGGAGCCCCGGGTCCACGAAATGCTATCATTGTAAACACTAATTCCGATGAAGTGCGCCAAATAAATGGCCTGACGAATAGTTCAAAAGGTGCTTGGAATTACTCGATGATTATGAACTTTGGGACTAACGCTGCTATTAGTGCGCCAGATATAAAATTAGCTGGGCATATTAAAAGTTTGACGGGAATTTTAGACGATTTATGTAAGAAAGTAGGTATAATGTGGATTTAAATCAAAACATTCAATCAAAATTAGCGCTAAGAATTGCGCAATTAGAGCTAGATAACGCAACCTTACAGGCGCAAGTCGAACAATTACAACAACAAAACGCAGAGCTTCAACAACAACTAGAAGAAGCGACCGCACCAGAAACACAAAACAAAGGAGAATAATATTATGACACTTGAAACAATTAAAACAACTCGCTTGGTAGGTAATCTAAAAATCGAAGAAAATCTTATTAAGCAGTACATCGTTGATATTGATGAAAACGGAATTTCAACAGTTAACGAATACGTACACAATCCTAATTTATATGCTGAAAATCGCACTGAAATGCGTAAGCAAGAAGCAGGATTCAGAGATGAACGCTATAAAGTTGAAGATGCTATTTTGGCTGATTTAACAAAAGGATCTGCTGAGTAATCAGCTTAGGAAAGTGAGTGGAGATTATGCGTAACGAATTTTTATCAGGAATTTTCTCGTTGGTTGCCAGTCTAGTCGGTACTTTTGGTGGTATTATCACTAGTACAAAACTGATTAACTATCAAATCAATGAATTAAAAAAACGTGTTGAGAAGCACAACAACGTTATCGAACGAACTTATAGATTAGAAGAACACTGTAAATATGTAGATGAACGCATTGAGAAACTCGAAAGCGAGGTTGAGAAATGAAAAAATATTTTGAAAAATTGGGAATCAAAGTTTTAAAAACTATGGCGCAATCAGCAGTTGGCGTCATAGGAGCTAGCACATTAATTTCACAGGTCGATTGGAGAGTGGTTGTTTCAACCGCTCTTTTATCTGGTCTCGTTTGTGTGCTGACTAATCTGTCTGATTTGAAGGAGGAATATGTCGATGAAGATTAAACGATTATTATTAGGCGCATTATTAGGCGCTAGTATTCTTTTACAATCAACAGCTTATGCGGCTGTTGGTGACCAAGGTGTGGACTGGTCACGATACCAAGGCGCTAACGGTGTCTTCGGTTACAGTCATGACAAGTTTGCAATTTGTCAAATCGGTGGTGTCAACGGTGGCGGTATATACGGTCAGACGACATATGAGACCCAAGTGGCTTCAGCTATTGCTCAAGGAAAGCGTGCTCATACTTATATTTGGTACCAAGTCGGAGGGAATGCAAGTCTTGGTGAGCAAGTACTAAATACATTCTTACCACAGGTTCAAACACCTAAAGGTTCAATTGTAGCTTTGGATTACGAAAGTGGCGCTAGCGCTGATAAACAAGCGAATACTAATGCTATTTTGCACGGCATGCGTATGATTAAAGCTGCAGGCTATACACCTATGTATTACTCAGGTAAGCCTTATACAGTAGCTAACGTGTATGTCGACCAGATTATTCGTGAGTTTCCAAACAGCCTATGGATGGCTGCTTATCCGGACTACAATGTGACCCCAACACCAAATTATAATGTGTTCCCATCAATGGACGGTGTAGCGATTTACCAATTCACATCGACTTACATCGCTGGTGGTCTTGACGGGAATATTGATTTAACTGGTATTACGGATAATGGCTATACTAAGAACAATAATCCAGAAAACCAAACACCAGCTATTAGTCAAGGTCAACAAGCAGATAATACACCTAAATCTGACATTGCTGTAGGAAATCAAGTTAAAGTCAAATTTGGTGCTGGAAGCTGGGCGACTGGTGAAGCTATTCCAAGTTGGGTTAAAGGTCGCACTTACAACGTAGCTCAAGTGTCTGGCAATCGTGTGTTGTTAGCAGGCATTAATTCATGGATTAATAAAGCAGACGTGGAAATCATCTCAGTTTCATCTGCGCCAATTCAAGCGCCAGCAACTAGCACGTACACGGTACAATCTGGTGACACGCTTTCCAGCATTGCTGCTAAGTTTGGTACTAACTATCAAGCGCTAGCAAGCTTGAATGGGATTTCAAATCCTAATTTGATTTATGTCGGACAAGCATTGCGTGTCAATGGTTCAGCAAGCGCTAGTTCGGTTTACTATACAGTACGAGCAGGCGATAACTTGTCAGCAATCGCTTCACGTTATGGCACAAGCTACCAATCAATCGCAGCGCTGAATGGTCTATCTAACCCAAACCTTATCTACGCAGGCCAAACACTTAAAATTAAATAGCAAACACTTTTACGCTCTCGGCTTTTGCTGGGGGCGTTTTTTTGCGTTTATTGCTAAATGAATTATAAAATGATAGAATAATAAATGATTTTATTTTTTGTTGACTTTTTAAAAACTAATAGATATAATAAAGTTACAGGTAGGTAGTACGCTGTATACTTGTGTAACTGAATTAACGTTTAAGCGAAGTGGATTCTTCGTCAGTCACAAGGGGGTCGCTTTTATAAGGCGACCTTATTTTTTTGGAGTAATAAAGTGAACATTTTTGTATATACAGATGAGTCAGGTGTTTTTGATAAGAAACACGAGGATATTTATGTTTTTGGTGGTGTAATTTTCTTAGACGCTAATTCAAAAGATGATGCTGGACGAAAGTATATTAGCGCAGAGAAAAAATTGAAGAGAAACCATCGTAGATATGAAAAAGGTGAATTAAAAGCGTGTAGACTGTCAAATAAACATAAAAGTAGTTTGTTTCGTTTATTAAATAGAGAAATAACTTTTTCTATTGTTATAAAACAAACTAACGTTTTGGATAGGATTTTTGATGATAAAAAGAGTAAACAACGATATCTGGATTACGCTTATAAAATTGGTTTAAAAAGAGCTTTTGAACAATTAATTAACTCAAAAATTATAAAGTCTGAAGAAGTCGAGAGATTATATATTTTTAACGATGAACATACAACAGCAACCAACGGCCGCTATGAATTAAAAGAAGCACTAGAGGCAGAATTTAAAAACGGGACATATAATTATGATTGGAATAAATTTTATCCGCCTATTTTTGAAAATTTACAAGAAATAAAACTTGAGTATTGTAATTCGGCAAAGAAAGTCCATGTAAGAATGGCAGATATTATAGCAAACCAAGCTTATTATTTGTCTAAAAGCGGGAAAATTAATGAATTAAAACAAAAAATGATTACACATTTTTTACCATAATTATCGGCTGACTAACGTATGCTAGCTCTATAATTTCTGTAGTGGGTAAAATCCTGCTAAGAAATTATAGAGCTTTTTATTTGCAAATAAAATAATAGAGGAGTAGACTTAAGGCATCAAATACTTAAGGAGTGTATCTATTATGTCAAACTATGAAGAAAAAGAAGCAAAAGCATTAGTAAAAATTGCAGATGTTTTGAACAAACTGGATTCAAATTTAGAAGAATTAGATTCTCTAAACGAAGATGCAAAAAAACATAGTATGAGAAAATGGCTTGTTGAGAAAAAAGCCATGCATGAAATTAAAAAGATTGTACACGAAGCTGGCAAGTATGAAAAGTACGATGAAAAAGAACTACAAAAAGAAATTGAACATGTAGAACAATATATGTAAAAGAAAATATTAAAAAGAAGAGTGTGCAGTCCCTTTTTTGTGGCTCTTTGTCAACTGTAGTGGGTGGCAAAGTTAAGCTCTAGCGAGAACAAATGATGTTCTCGCTTTTTTGCTGTTCAAAGCGATGTAAATACGTTTTTTTAAAGTTGTCAAAGTTCCTGTAACCAAAAGCGCAAGATAATCTGGCTCAAAATATTATGATTTGGGCTAATGACATCGCAGGTCTCAATACTAGTTTGCCAGAACTTGAACCAGAACTCGAAAAACTCGCTCTTGAACTTATCTAATAAATTATGTTATACTATAAGTGCCTCTTTCGAGGTACTTTTTTTATCTTACAAATTGCACCCGATTTTTTTCGGGTGTTTTTAGTGCAATAAAAAAAGCCTTGTCCATAAAAGCTTAAGGCGGGGAATGGGCGGGGACGAGTGCTAGAAAGCGCGTGGTAGAGCGTAAGAATATTTTATGTTATAA